AATCTGTTGCTTGGCAGCCATGATTTCAGGCGACTGATCGCCTTCTTCCAAGACTTTCGGGTCAAGGATTTTCTTAAACCGCTTCGCCATTTCCTGCGCTCCGGGCCAATCCATGTTCTTGATGAACAAATCGCCGGCCACAGTCCAAAGCTGCGGGTTGGATTGCAAAATCATTGACATGGCGTCGAGCGCCTCTTGACGCTTAGTCATGTAGCCGGGGCCAGTAGTGACCATAACGTCGTATGTGCCGATTGACGGGTTGTAGATTTTTTCGATCAATCCGCCATTTTGGTCACGAATTTCCTTGACAGGCTCTTGCTGCATAGGGTCCATTTTGACCATGCTGACTTCACCATCAACGCCAATGATGCGTGCAATGCGCTGTGTGTCGTAAATCTTAGGGATAATATCGACAAGCTGGCGGGTAATGTGACGGATCGCACGGGCTAAGTTATCTACATAGTGGTACGTACCAACATCGCCCTGCTTTTCGCGTGCCACGATGGCTTTTGCAGACCGTTCGTTGCCTTGTTGACCCAACGATGCGTCGTACTGGCCGGTGGTGGACTTGATGTCCTCACCAGCGCCCATTTTAGCCTGTATCAGACCTGTTTGAGGTAGCGGTGGGGCTGCACGCTGCGGAAGCGGTAATACGTTCCCAGCGCCGTCTGTAACGTCTGGGTTGACTTCCAAATACGGCCAGTTGGTCGTGTTGGCAGTCTTCCACTGGTTCTCATAGCCCTCGAACTGACCGCCATAGGCAATAAAGGGTGCTTTTGGCGCCAGCGCCAGCATTTCTGCTTCTTGGCTGGTCCAGTAGTTGTACATACGCTGTGCGTCTTTGGCGTTACGCACCAGACCAGATACGTAAATCTGGCCCTGAACCTCAAATTCGTTGCCTACGACGCGCACGACAGGTATCCAACTGCCCGGCCACTCGCGCTCGTCTAGCACGTCATAGCCATTGGTTTTCATCCACATGACTTTTTTGCGGTCTACTTCGCGGCTGCGGACAGGCTTGCCGTACATGGCGCGCAGTTGCTTATCCATCGGCGTGTCTTTGAACGCAGTGACGTTATCTGGATACAGATTCAGCGTTTCGCGCTTGCGCTTGTAATAGAAATACTCCGCAACGCGGATAGTGTCTTCGTCCAGCCATGCCGACATGCTTTCATCGCCGACAGCGGTTGACAGGATTGACGAAATAGGCGTTGCGTCTGGAAACTCGCGCTCATACTCGTCTTTAGTCATGTCCTGCGTGACAAAGCACCATTCAGCGTCTGCGCCGCATGGGTCTTGGATCGTAGGGTCCATGTAGACGCTAAACGAGTTGCGGACGCGCATAATCCGCACGTCTTGGTCAAAAGTCTCTTCGTTGCAGTATTCCGTAATGAGACGGATGTAACCTTCACCGTAGGTGACTTGGTTATCACAGGCTGTGTCGTAGGCTACGTCAGCGTCGGACATATACTCGATATGCCGCACGACGCCGTCGAAGATTGCTGCCACTTCAATGTCAGCGTTATCATCAACAGGTATTACCTTGCCCGCAGGGCGGTTCTGACGCTGTTCGTTCGTCACCTGACGGACGTGCTGCGGCAATTTGTTAATTGTCAAGCAGGGACGCGCGTTAATTGTCTGGCCTTGCACCGCGCCGCGGGTCGCCAACACGTCAGCAGGCCACTGCCACTGGTTGTCAGGGCTGCCGGCCATGAACCGAAGGTCGTCCAGTTCGTCTTCACGGCTGTCCGAATAGGCTGCCATCGACATCTGTAGCCGATGGCGCATAGTTGCCATTGTATCAGGGTCACCGCGAGTGTTTGCTGGATCGCTACCGATGTCAGCTACGTCGCCTACCTTGTTAATTCCTGTCGGATCAGCCATTGCGGTTACTTTTTACCTTTTTTGGCGGCTTCACGTTTTACGCTATACGCGATTGCGACCGCCTGTTTGACAGGTTTTCCGGCTTTTACCTCGGCCTTGATGTTCTTGCGGAACGCGGCTTTGCTGGGCGACTTGACCAAAGGCACTTTATTTCTTCTTCTTTGCCGGTGTGGGCTTCATGTTCACGGTTGTGCGTGTGACCTGTACAGGTTTCTGTACAGGTTTCGGCATTTTAACGGGAGCGCGTCCGCCGGCTGCGCTTGTCGTGCCTTCTTTTGGCATGGGTGACTTCAGGCGTTCGCGGAGCATCTCTGCGTTGCGTTCAGCCTTGACAGTACCAGACTTGTACAGGGCTTTGGTGAACTTATTAGCTGGCATTTACTTACCCTTCTTAGCTGGTTTTTTAGCGGTTTTGGCGCTCTCTTTGAACGCTTTGGCTGTAGGGGCGCCTTTAGTGCCCGGCTTACGCATTTTTTCGCCTGATCCAGCGGCGATGCGGGCTTTCTTGGCGTTGATGTTGGCATATAGACCGGGTTTCATGGGCATTTCCACCTTTTCAAACTAGCTTTGGCACGTTCGCCATTCTTAGCTTTAGCTGCTACTGCACCCATGCGGGCGCAGAATGATGCTTTGCGTCCTGCATCAGCCTTTGTCTTCGGGCTGGGCGCAGGCGCTTTTAACTTGCTGCCGGTTGCAGCATTATACTTTGCTCTACCAGCGGCTGTAAGCCCTGCACCCTTAGATACAGGCAGCTTTTCACCCCGGCCTACGGACAACGACACAGATTTTTTCTTGTCTGCCATTAACTGCCCATCCAGCTTGTAGATACTCCGGCGGGAGAATACCCGCTTGACGAGCGTCTGTCAACGCGTCCTTGTCGAAAATCCTGTGACGCTACAGGAAAGGCAAATGTCACCGCTATGGCGTCCGCTGCGTCAGGCGACGCCAGCCCGCGTGACTTCATATCTTTCTTGCTTTCAAGGAACAGCGTCCCCTTGCTGTCCGGCTTGGTGCGCGGGCTGATGAGGTCAGTTTTCAGGAACCTGTCGTTGGGGATGTGCGCCGTCTTGAGCCAATCCCGCATGGCGCCCCACATCTCTGCGCGCTTGTTACCCCACATGATCTGGTTCTTGGCCTTATTGCCGAAGTTCACGCCGCGTATTTTGTACCGCTGTTCCTTCAGCCGGTCCACGACGCCGGCGCCTAACCCGCCTTCGTCGATGCAGACCAACGCAGGCTTGAACTGCTCTATAGCGTCAATGACGTACCCAGCCACTTCCATAGTGTCAGCCCCGCGGTGTCTCCGCAGTTCCAAGATGTCACGGCCCTGCCGTATGGCGATGACGGTGGCGTCCGCCCCGAAGCGTGCAGGGTCCACACCTATTACGATGGGCGCGCTGTCATCTTTGATGGGTGGGCGCTTCATGGCATCATCAACCAGATTGCTGCCAATGAACTGATCGTCACCTTCTGACGGGAAGTTACCGTAGACTTCGACGCTGGCTTGGTAGCTGTCTGGCCCGTACTCGTCGATGATGCGCTGGTACAGGTTTTTGTCTGTACCCTCGACATCACGGGCGTCGATGGTGCGTGTTGTCCAGAACGCCCGCTTGCTGTGGAACGTCTCGTAGAAATAGCCTGTGTTACGCCGCGGGTTGGAGAAGGCCAGATGGAACCTATGTGGTGTGTTCTCTGTGAAGAAACCATCCGATACGGACCAGATCGAGTCTGGAATACCGCTGGCTTCGTCAAAGATCAGCATTACACCGTCGAAGTTGTGGACACCAGCGTATGCGTCAGGGTTCTCTTCTGACCACAGCCGGCCTTCGACTGACCAGTAGCGCGTGCCTTTCTTCAGGTCGCGCTCGACCAGTTCCGTCAGCCACTTGGCTGGCATGATGCGTGTGGCTGCTATTTCAAACCAATGACTGTTGAGTGACATCGCCAGCCACTTAGTAATTTCTGCCCATGTGACGGAGCGCAACTGCGCTTCGGAGTTTGCCGACACGATGGTAGTGCTGCCGATCCTTGATGACAGCATCCAGATGGTGAGCCATGACACCAGCGCCGACTTACCGATACCGCGTCCTGACGCAATCGCCAGTCGCGCTGTGTCAAAGTCAACCTTGCCGTTGTTCGCCTTGATGTGGTCACGCAAATCGCCAAGTATCTGGCGTTGCCATTTGCGCGGTCCGGGGAAATGTTCTAGCGGTGTGCCGGCTTGGCCCCACGGGAATGTGTACAGCACAAATGCTAGGGGGTCATCCTTTAGTGTGGGCGACCACAGCCGCGCCATCAACTCCATCTCGTCTTGCGCTGAATATATCGGCTGCTGCATGTGTGTTATCCTCTAGGCGGGGCGTCACGTCAGTGTACAGCCCCTCGATGACGCGCGTCTGTGCTTTTTCCAGCGCGCCTGTAATGCTTATCTGTTGGTCGATGTTTACGTCGATCTGCTGCTTGGCTACCCAGCCGTGCTGATGCTTTAGTATCTCCAGCGCGGCCTTGCTGTCGCCATCGCGCGCCGCTTCGTACATGGTCTTAGCCGCTGTGTACTCGCCGTCGCTGCGACCTTTGATCTCGGCCATCTCGACCAGCGGGTCAGCGTCGGCCAGCACGCGGAATTGCCGTGGGGTCATGCCAGCCGCCATAGCGAGGCTGTCACCCTTCAGGCCGTAGCGGGCAGCGGTGTATATCGCCTCTAGCCGCGACTCGGTGGCCTGCGTCCGCTCTGGCGTAAATGGCAGTGAGTAAAATGTCATTGGGCCGCATACTAATCTACTGGGCGCAGATACGCAACAGGCTTTGATGCAGTGACATTTTAAAAAAATAAAAATTGTTTGCGTACCGTGCCCGTGACAGTCACGCGGCGCTCGGCCCTACGCCCCCCACCCCCCTGCTCGACGCGTTCTGGATTTGTTCTTGCTGCTAGATTCTGGGTTGGCCTTTCCTTTCCTGCTAACATCGATGTTAGTAAAAACACATTTTGCTGGCTGGATTAGAGTTTACAATTGTTAACACAATTGGCGGTCTAGGCTATGCGTTTGCAAGTCGGCGATGAGTTGAGTTGCTACTTTACGTTAACGTAAAGTCTAGGCGATCTAGGCGATCTAGGCTATCGGTTTTCAATCGCCACGAATACAACGCTAACCGTATAGGTTATATTCTATATAACATTTTTATTTTTGATAGTGACTACATAACCAATAGCCTAGATCGCCTAACTATCTCCAAGACGCGCCGTAATCCGTTACTTTTTCCTAGGCTATTTAGGGTGAAAACATAGCCTAACTCATGACTATTCCGCCTATTTCAGCACATAACTTATCCACAGATTTATTTTCACCCTAAAATGCCTGGTCTTTTCTAGGCGATTCTAGGCTATTGGAACAGAGATAGAACAGAACCAGAACCTTTTGAGACTTGCCCTCTTTAGGTGTTAGACTACCCTCAAACTCAAATCGCGCTGTATGGGCTTTAAAATCGGTTTTAGAGGGTAGTGCTAAAATGCCACACAATTTAGTGCAAATCTGGAAAATCGACATGGCGATGCAAAATAGTGTCTTTTATATACCCTCAAACTGTGTAGAATGAGGGCACAGCATGACGCTGTAGGAGTGAACGACATGAACGAACAAGACCTTATAAACGCCGTCCGCAATCACGCGCTGCGGACATACGAATCTGACGGTTGGGACTATGTTGTCGAATGCTGGTCAGACGGCGACATTCTCGAATGTCTCGACGGCGCAGAAACGATCGCGCAAGCAATCGCCAATGTCCGCGCTGCGCTTGCGCCGCTGGCAGAGCGCCGCGACGAAGTCCGCGCCGCTGGCGGCGAATGGTAAACCTATGCAGCGTGGTGCAGCTGCGCCACGCTGACCTTTTCAACTGGAGTGAGAACCAATGACGACATCTTGTTTACATCAATACGCCACCATTGGCGAAGCGCGCGTCGCGCGTAAATTAGTTAAGGCAGCTCTCGATCGTGAATTGTCTGTCAGTGTGTATGACGGCGAAGAGTGGACGGTGACAAAAGCATGGCGCCTAAAGACTGTTTTAGACGCCCTAGCGACGACCGGCGAAGATACGCTGCGTATGTATGCGCCTACCGGCGATTGCGTCGGAACGTTCTATCTTGTTTACGGCAACGAAGAGGACGGCAGCTGCCTAATTGCCGATCACACAGACAACGATATCTGCCAGCGCATGTTTGAGGCAGCGCAACCTGTAGACGCATAACAACCCAAGGCCGGCAATCCCGCCGGCCTTACAATACAGTAAAGGACAGTAAAATGACTAACGAAACAACAATCACCATATCTGCCGATCTATTGCGCGCTGCGCTGATCTGCGCTTCAACAGAACAAGCGCGCTATTATCTCAATGGCGTTTATGTGGATCCTACAGGCTATGTCGTATCGACCGACGGTCACCGACTATTCTGTGGCAAGATCGACGTTAGTGATATGCCCGAATTTAAAGGTTGGATTATCCCTAGCGACGTTATCAAGCGCGCGCTGACAGGTTATAAAAACAAAACGATCGACATAAGCCCTAATCGTTGCGGCGACATGTCCTGCCAGTCGATCGACGGATCGTTTCCTGATTGGCGTCGCGCTATTCCAACCGGCGATCTGTCCGGTGAAGTTGCACAATTCAATCCTGCTTATGTTGCGGACATGGGTAAGATCGGCAAGCTGTTAGGCGGTAAAAGCTCGTTAGAAGCGCATTTGCACCATAACGGACAGTCACCGGCTGGTGTTACCTTCCCGCTCTATCCAAGCGCATTTGCTGTGCTGATGCCTATACGGTCGAGCCATACAGCGCCTGATACAGCATGGCAGGACGCGATCGCCGCCTAACGCCATATTAGCCGCGCGGCTAACCGTCGCGCGGCATTTATGGCGCTAGTGCCAATTATAGGAGTGAGACACTATGTTATCAGAAAAGCAAATAGCAGAGCCTAACTTTGAACGGCTGGCAGATATAGCGACAGACGCATTCTTTGATATGCTGAAACGCGCAAACGTAAACCATGCGTTCAGTTCCAAACTAGATGAGGTGACAACCGATCGTCTGGTTGATGAACTGACCGCTTTTCTTATCCGTTTAGATCGCCGCCAACAAAAGGAGCAAAACTAATGACTAAGTTTGAAACAGGCAAAACCTATTACACCCGCAGCGTTGCGGACTATGACACGATCGTGCGCGTCACAGTTGCAAAGCGCACCGACAAAACGATCGTGACCGCCGCCGGCGATCGCCTTAAAATTAAAATCTGGGATGGCGTCGAACAGGTCAAGCCTTGGGGTTCGTTCTCTATGGCGCCGATCGTGGGCGCTGACCGCCTGCTGGCAGGTGAGGCATGACAGCCCACCTAACAATCATCACATTCTTTTGGGGCGTCTTAGCCCTATCAATATACGCAATCATTAAAACAGTGAGGGAAGCATAACATGACAAACGACCGCAATTATCTCCGCATGATGCACGACTGCGAACTGACGCGCTACGCACAAGACAACGTCCGCACCGAATTAGAATTTATCCTGTTGGAGCGTCTGGAGCATCTGATAGGCGTTGACGACCAACTAGAGGATGCAAAGCGCGAGATTGACGAACTAAACGCACGGCTCGACAGTTGGATGGAACAAGCCAACACCCTGCAAGCGCAACTAGAGGCCAAATGATCGCGGTAATCGCTGGAGCCGCTCTTTTCCTATTAACTTTATTACTGGATGATTAATTATGAACCAATATCAAATTGCAATCATTGCACTGTTAGCCATGCAAGCCGTTACCTTAATCATTCTATGGCGGACGCATTTAGACCGTGAGTGGTTTCGTAACGCATGGCTGCGCGAGGGCACTGAATTGCTGAACATCAAGCAGAGGCAAGACTGATGGATTACGCACTACGCAAGCAAATCCTGCACCTTGCCGGATATATCAGTGACCGCAGCGTCATTGCGGCCTATATCAACAACGAACACGGCCTGAACCTGACGCTGCGCGATATTCTGGAAGTGACAGCCGAAAACAAACGGCAATTCTATTGCCCTGACCATAGGCCCATGACGCCCTCGCCGCTGATTGTGACGCACAAGCATAAGGGATACGACCCGCTAGCCTTGGCGCTGTTCAAATACCATGCAGCACGGTCATTCGGGCCGGAACAAAAATATTGGCTTGAACGGCTAAACGACAAGCGCGCCAAACCTAAGACAACAGTGGAGTTATAACATGATCAAAACACAACAAGCCGCGCCTATGGGGCGCAAGCATCGCATATCATCCGACAGCGCATGGCCGCTGCGCGGGCTGGACGGCAAGACCTTCGCGGAACGCCGCGCAGAGCGCGAAAAGGAGCAAAGCAAATGAGCCGCCCGATGGTATACCCAATGGGAACGCTAGAGGTTGGCGAGATCGCCACCATGCCAGCCACCAAGAAGGGCGATGCCAAGCGCATTAGCCGCAACGTAAGCCAATACGGCATCCGTAACGGCAAAGCGTTCAAGTGCCGCACTGTGGGCGGCGTAACCTTCATTACTAGATGGATGTAAGCAAATGAAAGCCACAGAACGCCAAGTGACACATGAAACGCTTGCTAAGTTAGGTATGCCGTATGCCCTTGTCTGCGAATATCGCGGCGGACACGACGCGCGCAAGTTTACGCTGTTTGACGGATTTAATACGCAGCATGAAGCCGAAAGCGAAGGCAGACGGATTGAAGCAGCTAAACCCTTCGCAGACGGCAACGGCGGGAAGCGCGGCTATGCCGATTTGAAATGGCGTGTGGAAGTGCTGCACGACACAGAGGGGCAGAGCAAATGACCAATATAAGCGAATGGGGCGCAGTCATGCGCCTAGCCAGACGCGCTGCGCTGTTGGCTGGCGAAGAACAGCGCCGCCTTGGACGTGTGACGGAGCAAGAGGATAGCAGCATCATGCTGTATACCGACGACCCGACCACGGCAGGGTTGTTCGCCCGCAATTCCGATATGGCTGCGATGTGCAAGACCAGCGGCATTGAAGGCGTGTGCATCGTCATGGGCGACAAGTTTCCGCCAGCAGCGCATGAAGCCGAGCGTTCCGACCCTGAACTGCCGCGCGTTGCTGCGATGTGGTTCCCCGCCAATGGCGACAAATGCCCCCGCTGCCGCCTGTTCAGGCGCACGACAGGCGAAATATGCAACCCATGCGAAAGGAGACTAGCAGCATGACAGACTATGATGATGACGACGACGAATTGGCACTGCCCGAACGATACATCGAACGCGCAGGCGAAACCTTAGCCTACCGCCTGATGGAATATCTGGAGTTTCTGGGCGTGATAGGCAAGGACCATGTGTCTTACCTGCGCTACCCACCCATCGAATTGATCGAGGACGCCGAAAAGGCGCTGAAAGACGAATAAAATGCCAATAGTAAAACGGACTAGGCGTATGTGGACACCTGAAATGGATGCAGAATTGATAAGCTATTATGAACACGGCCTAAGACCATCCTACATGGCGGAGCAAATGGGGCTGACCATTGCTTCTGTTGAAGGCCGCTATAGGAAACTGAAAAAAGGGCTGCGCTAACAGACAATAAAAAGCCCCCGGCGGAGTGAGGACACCGGGGGCTTAATCAGGTTAGCGGAGCATTGCCAACCCAAGCTGTATATCATCGCCTGATATCAGATGTCAATTCCTGCCTAAGTTTGTCAGTGTGCCCGACTTAGGCAAGTCTTCCGCCATGCGGCGCAACTCTGATTTGGTGTGCTTCTTAACGAGATCAGGCGCGACAAAGATGTGCTTTTTGGTAGGCAATTCGGTCGAACCAACCCGCCCCATGTCAACCCAGCCGGCTTCCTTTAGCGCATGAAGCAGCGCAGCTTGCGGAACCTTCACACCAGCCGGCACGTTGACCGCCAGTGCATCGCAGATGCGATGGAAAGGCCCACCAATGACGCCATCGGAGAACACGCCCGACCGCGTCCGCATCATGTCCACAAGGTAGCTTTCCGCAACGCTCATGCCATGCTCGACCATGTTCAGCTTCCATTCGGTCACTGGCGGCGCAGCAGCAGGGTTGAACGCCGACACGTCGCGCTGATGCAGCCAAGCGGCGCACTTCTCATAGCCGCCATTCTGATACCAGCCCCACAGCGCATTGGCTGCGGCTGGCGTCATACGCGGTGCGCGTGTCCACACGCAGAACCAGCGACGATCCTGTGTCGGCAGCGTGATAGGTAGCGGATCGTTCGTGTAGGCAACCACCATCAAACGGTTGACCAACTCGTAAGGATGCATCCCCTTACGGTTGACCGACAGCGTTTCAGGCGGTGCGGCGATGAGCGGCTTTAGTTTGTTAGCCATAGCGCGACGTTCGCGTGCCTCTGGCTCCTTCAACTCGTTCAGGATGACAACTTCAGCCTCAAGCGAATAACCCCACTGGCTATCCAACCCGCCAGCCTCAATGACTGACCGGTTGCGCCAATGCTTGCCACCAAGCGCCCACAAGAACGGCTGGAACATACTGTCCTTACCAGCGCCTTCATCACCGCCGATCAGGATGGCATGGTTAATCTTGACGTTAGGGTGCTGTATCTTGAACGCCATAGCATCAAGGATGTGGTCTAACTCGACATCATCTGACACCAGACTGCGGCAATGCTCTAGCCAAGGCTCGACATCGTGATCCGCGATTGTGTCGCTAAGGGCTACATCAGGACGGGCGTTTGTCCAGCGGTTGCCGTAGACCAACCCGTCACGCGTCACCAGAACGTCATCGCCAGCGGCGAACGTCACCGCTGCCAGTGCAGGGGCGCCGCGATCCTGACGGCGCTCGTCAAAATAAACGGACGCCTGCACGCGCTGCGTCTTCTTGTGGACGGAGCGGCAGTCAATGTGACGAAACAGGGCGTTAAAAACGTTGCGGGCTATCTCCTGACGCGTCACCATGTCGAAATAGCAGTCATCGGACTGTATGTAGGCGAAACGCTCGAACCACTCGCTTTGTTCCAGCCGTCCTGCCTCTTTCTTTTCGACCTCACGCACACGCGCTGCGGCCTCATCTGGGAAGGCTTCGGTCGGCGCAATCTTGTCATACATCGACGCCAGACGCTCTGCGATTAACTCGTCACGCAAGCCCGGCGTTACCTTGGGGCCGTTGTTGTTGGCTACCCAATCAAGGAATGTCCGGCTGTCAAGGTCTTGACAATGCCCATGATAGCAGCAGAACGAACGGTCGAGCGGCTTGTAGCGCGCCTCGATCATGCCGTCGCTGTGTTGCTCATGGTTAGGGCAGACGATGCCGCACCAGCCGTCGGCGTTAGGATGGCTAAGGACTAGGTTGTTGTCCGCAAGCCATGTCAGGACGTTGTCAAGCCCATTGTCGCGCAACTGCACCGCTTTATATTCGGCTGTGTCGCCTTCGGCTGGCGTAACGTCTAGCGCCTCGCAGATTTGCTCCAGCGTGTATTCACGGTCTGGGTGGAACTCGACCAGCCGCGCAGGAAAGTTATTGCGTCCGCGCTTCAGGTTGACGCTGCCGGGGATGCGGCAGTTGCGGACAGCGTTAGTCGCGCCGGGATCGGTGTAGCCTGCATCGGCAATCGCCTTGATGGCAGCGCAGAAGTCGCCCTTCTTTGGCTGTTCGCTGAACGCATAGCCCCACTGAAACGAACCTTCGCTGGTTTCCAATATCCATGTCGGGTCAAGCGGTGGCTCTTTCGACTTAGTGCCGACATCGTCCAGCATCATAAACAACACATACTCAACGTTGCTCGACTTGGCGGACGGCTTGCCGTCTACAAAGCGGTCAACGATGAACGAACCTGTGTTGACATACCATGCCTCGCCTTCTTTCATGCGGGTCTTTTCTGGTAGGAACGCAGGAAAGGTGGCCTTCGGTGCACCGTCTGCATGGAATATCAGGTTGCCGTCGCTGTCGTGCTGCGGCTTCTGACGCACGACCAAAGCCGTCTCGCCGACATTGTCTGTCGCCAATCCGGTTATATATTCGATAAACTTGATGCGATCCTCACTCATCGCTTGCTCCTTATTTGCCATATCGTTCCATAATCGCCACTTCTGCGTTCAGGGGTAGCCCCGACGCCCAAGGTGGCGGCTCACACATAATCTGCACCAGCCGCGCTGCGGCGGCTTCGGCTTCATCCTCTGGCACTTCCAAGACGATTTCATCGTGGATGTGCAGCACTACGTTATCCAATCGACGCAAGGCATGGCGCAGCAAGTCGTTGGCGACAGCCTGCGTGATGTTCTCACACGCCAGACCGCGCCATAGCCGCGCCCTAGGCCACTCTTTAGCGTCTGCGGCTGGCTTCCATGAAGCCTTGGCATAGGTCAGATTGCCTTCCTCGTCGAAGCGGGCGAAAGGATAGCATAACACACGTCCAGACGGAAGCGCATACCAAAGATGCAATCCGTCAAATAAATATGTAACGCGGCCAATCTTGAACTCACGGCCCTTGTTTCGCATGGCGCGCATATAGGTGTCCTCAAGGCCAGACCAGTAAGGCACGGCCCACTTGTTAGCGCGGCGCCATGCGTCCACCATGCGCTTTGCGTCGCTCTCCGACATCAGCAAGCCGTAGATGCGGCCCATGCTGGCAAACGCACCGACGCCGCCGGCGAAGCCGCACGCCAACTCTTGAACCTTGCCGATCTGGCGCTGGTCTGTGTTGACATCGCCGTAACCGACATGGAAGGTCGCCATAGCGTTGTGCTTGTAAACGTCTTCACCCTTGGCAAAGATGTCTAGCTTGTTAGCACCGAAGGTGCTGTTGGACGCCCACGGCGTCACCCGCGCTTCGATGGCTGCCCAATCGGCAACGACCAGCCGCTTGCCTTTGTCAGCCATCAGCGCAGGGCGTAGCATACCCTTCAGCACGTCAGTTACGCGGCGGCCATGCGCGGGGACAATCTGGTGACCGCGCACCATAGCCTGCCGCACTAATGCCGGGTCGGCGGCGCACTTTCTTGGGAAGTTGTGGACCTGAAGCCCAAATGATGAAGCGCGGCCAGTAGCACTGCCTCCTGCAAATACAAATGCTCCTCTAACTCGAAAATCTTCCTCATCAGCAAGCGCCGCGGCACGCTGGAATTTTGCCACGGACGATGCCCAGAGATCGTCCGCGCACTGGATGACTTCTGCAACTTCCGCCGGAACTTCATCAGGGTTTTCCTCCGCCAGCACGAGTAGGTTAGCACGCACGTTCTTGTCAATGGACAGCTTCTCAACGCCATCCTTCATCACAGTTGCCACGGCCACGGCCTGCGGCCCTACCCTGTCCAGCACCCACGCCTTCATCTTGGGGCTGCGGACGGACTTAATCTCGCCGTGCGTCACCTCTGCGACGATGTCCTGTATCTCAACCATCTCTTCTTGGGCGTAACGCACAGCGGCCAGCGCCAGCGGTCTGTCGAGCAACACGCCACGGTCGTTGATGCGTTCATTGGTGTGATAGTCGGCCAACTCTTCAGCAGACAGCGGACGCTGCGCCTGCGCGATGGCGCGCATGGCCCGAACGTCCTGTTCGCAATAGTCAACCATCTCCTGCATCAGCGTCGCGTCCTCGCGGAACGTGCCGTCTGATTGCGGGATGGACAGCAAGCGGATCAGTTGACCGCCGCGATGGTCTTTCTTCATGGTCGCGCCAGCGAAGCGGCCCACATCCTCAAGGCTACCCGGCGCGC